ATGGGCGGGGGGATTACCGCACCAATAGCTGATTTCGCATAATGTATAGAGGGTCGGTTATCACGACCGGGGAGAGCGCCACCAGCAGCGCCTCATGCGCTCCTGTGTGCACCGCCAGGACTAGCAGCGCGACCACCGCGGCGGCCGCGCTTAGCCTGTCCAACACTGATCGCCACAAAGCTTTCTCCGCAGGGGACGCCGCACGTTCCGCGTGAATCCGCGCCATCCATTCGCCGCCATCGAGCTTTGCCATCGCGCATAGCTGCGCAATTCGTTCATCTGGCACCGGCTTATTCCCACTCCGCCACATGCTCACGGCTGCGCGCGTCACGCCTATCCGCTGACTCAAAACGTTGTCTGACGGGAGAGAGCAACTCTCTTTCACTTTGTCAAGTAGGGCGTTTATCGCGGGCATGTTCATCTCATGGTTGACACTTTGTTAACTGAGGAATATACATGCACCTGTGTTCACCGATGGGTGAGCACCGCGCACCCCCGGCTCCCCTCCGGGGTCCGCGTCAAGCGGCAGGGGAGGGGGTAGTGGGGTGCATCCGAATTTCGTCTTGCAGCTGCTCGCGCTTATCTCCATCGCGCCTGCCTGCTTGTTACTCGGCCAGGGAATCACCGGCCTAATTTTGTGGCGGCTTGATCGCAAGCACGACGCGATGGTTGCTCAGATCGAGCAAGCCGCATTGGTCGCAATCGCATCTCGCGAGGTGCGCGGTGGCTGACGGCACATGCTCCTTCTGCGGTGATCCCACCGCCTATTTTTTTGCCGGTGGGCTGTGCGTCGCCTGCACCTCCAAAAACGCACGTATCCGCATGCAGGAACAGCCCACGCAGTCGCGTGAGTTGTCCGTGTTCGATGCATCTATCGGCGTCATGCAGGCCGCTACGCGCCGCACCGAATTGGCTGCAAAGAAGATCCACAGCAACAAGCGCGTGGTTGGCACGAGCGTTGCTGAGTTCGACGCTGCGCATCCGGTCGCGTTGACGCCAGAGGGCCAGCGCGCAGCGCTGGCCCTTGGGCTTGTCCATTACAAAACAACTCAAACGGGCGGTAAGCCGACTGGCACCGTCACTATCGAAATTGATCCCCTTCAGTCGAAGGCGCAACGGCTGCGCAAGTCCGTTATCACCGGAGCGCGTTTGCATGACCAGGAAGCACGGAAAGGTTCGCGACAAGGTGCGTGGTACATGCTCACGCTCACCTACAACGATGGAAGCAACGCAAGCCCTGGCGACGTTAGCGGCCTACTTGCATGCTTCCGCAGCCACCTCAATCGAATTGCAAATAGGCGCAGCAGGTTTAAAGGTCAAAGCCTTCGTTACCTATGGGTTGGCGAACTCACCCAGCGACTCCGCGTCCACTACCACCTGCTGATTTGGGTGCCCAAGGGCATTTGGTTCGGCAAGCCTGATCAGAAGGGTTGGTGGAAGCATGGCCTCACCAAAATGGAGAAAGCCCGCAATTGCGTCGGCTATCTCGCCAAGTATGCGAGCAAGTTCACTGCCCTTACAGCTGGAGCTTTTCCCAAGGGATTCCGCACACACGGTGTCGGTGGACTCAACAGCGAATCCAAGCGCGAATTGCGCTGGTGGAAATCCCCGAAAGATGCGCGTGAAGCTCTCGGCGGGGAAGCCGATATCCGCAAAGCAAAAGGCGGTTGGTTCGACAAGCTTACCGGGGAGTTCTGGCCGTCCCCGTGGAAAGTGACATTCCTCTTCGGCCGGACATTTGCCTGGAAGGTAGTCCCACTATGAAAGTTCAAGTCATGAGTTCCGCTGTTGCTGTTCGTTCGTTCCCGGCCCGTGAGGGTAAGCCGGCCACGCATTTCCGCGAGCAGACTGCTGCCGTGTTGCGCGACGGCGATTTCCCCCTCCCGTTCACCATCGGCCTCGATGAGGATCAGGCCCCCTATGGCGAGGGCTTCTATGTCATCGATCCGAAGTCGTTGCAGAACAACAAATTCGGCGGATTGGAGTTCGGTCGGCGCATTCGTTTGGTGCCCGATCTCACTGCAAAGCTGCAACAGCAGCCCGCAAAGGTCGCCTAAGCCATGGCCGTGTGCGTAGTCCTGCAAGCAGATGGCACGTTGGTGCCCACCGGCCAAGCGGTCGGCGAGTGCAGCGGCTACGTGCTGGTTACGGGTAGCGAATACAGCGTGTATGCGCTGGTGCAAGAAGCGTTTGCAATGCCCAGCAAGGAGGACGCTATTGCGTGGTCCACCGGCTGCTGTGGCTTTGTGATCGTGTGGTTCGTCCTGGGACGCCTCGCCGGCAGCGTCGCGGGCATGTTCAATGACCGGTAAACCAATCATCAATTAAGTAGGAGAGAAAACATGGGTGACATTCTGTCGGGTTTGAGTGCGGCTGACGCCGTGACCGCTGTTGTGGGTGCTGCCGCGCTGATCGCGCTGGTCGGTTTCACGAAGTGGGGTGCAAAGAAGGTGGCCGGCTTCTTCGGCTAATGGTGGTGAGGGTAGGGCGGCGCTTCGGTGTCGCCCTCTCTCTTTCTGGGGGTCATGATGATCGTTTTATTGTTCTGTGCCTTCATGGGTGCGCTTTGCGGTTGGTCCGCTGTCAAGGGTTTGGACGCGCCATGACGCGATGGCTCCTTGCAATCCTGTTGCTTGGTGCGGTTTTTTCTGGTCATTTGCTTGCAGCGGAACCACCTAACGGCGGTTCGTTTGGTGACCAGGGTGCTGCCTTTCAGGCGTGTAATGCGCGTGGCGATTGGTGGCTTGGCAACACGCGCCCCGGTGTCCCTAGCGCGCAGTATCAGTGTCGTCGTGAGGATCAGCCGCCCGATGTTGGCGCTTATCGGTTGTGGCTGTCTGCGGACATGCCCTTTGCGCCTACCAGCAGTTTTGTGTTTCCGCTGTCTAATCAGTGTGCATCTCGACCTGCATCTACATCTGGCTGGTCTGCTTTGGGAAATGGTGCAAGTTGTCAAGAAGGGTGTGCTATGGGTCCTGCGACCTCTGCCGATAGATTCAGTGCCGGTGGTAAGACGTATTTTAGTCTCGCTGGTGCTAAGCCGACTGGTGCAACGTGCAGTTATGGCGACGGATCGGGCGAGGGCGTCAAAGACCAGGACTGCGTCCAGTCCGGCACGCTCACGATGTGCATTCGCAGCGATGGCAAGAACTGCGCGACAGCTTCCACTGGTAAACAGTTCTGCTGGTCGCCCGGAGAATCCGGCGTCAAGAAGGCCGACAACAACAATCAGGCCGCCACCAAGTCCCCTGAGAATGCGGCTATCAATGCGCCCAAGGATGCGCCATCTAACGGCGGCGATTGGAAGGTTACGGGGCAGGGTACGTCCTCGGAGACTAGAGGCGGCGTTACGACTAATTCAAACGTCACCACATTCGATAGTACTTATGGCAAGGACGGTTCCGGCAAGGGGGACGGCACCGGCTCTGGTACGGATTCCGGTAGCGGCGACGGCGACGGCGAAGAAGGCGAAGGCGATGATCCTGGCGAGGGTGCAGCGATAGGAGACCTTTACACCAAGAGCAATAAAACCGTTGAATCTGTCGTTTCCAAGTTCGCCGCGCAGGTGCGCTCCACTCCCGTTGCCGGTGGCATCGCAAGTTTTATGACCGTTCCAGCTGGTGGTTCTTGTCCTGTGTTTAGCCTCGGTGCCTCCAAGTGGTGGAATGCCATGACGATTGATTTTCACTGTGGCGGTACATTTCTCGCGTTTCTGCGTGCGTGCGGCTGGGTTATTTTGGCAATTGCTGCGTATGCGGCTATTCGCATCGCTGTGACATAAGGGGCAGGGTATGCAAGCTGGTTGGTTGAGTGATCTAACCGCCTGGATTTGGAAGGCCGTCAAACTCGTTTGGCAGGCTTTTTCTGATTTCGTGGGCGATCTTTTTGTGATGTGGCTTGATCAGACGCTTTCTGCGGTTCTCTATGTCATGAACCTGCTACCGCTCCCCGATTTCATGAAAGGGCAGAGCATCGGCGGCATGCTCGGAAATGCCGGCAGCACGATCTTGTGGTTTGCGGACGTGTTCATGATCGGTCCGTCGCTCGTTGCCATCGGCGCGGCGATGATTTTCTACTTGTTGCGTCGCGTCCTGACGCTCGGGATTTGGTGAGATGCTTGTTTTCAATGAAGGCGTTCCGCGTGCCGGCAAGAGCTATGATGCGGTAAAGAATCACATATTGCCCGCGATCAAGAAGGGTCGTCGCGTCTTCGCGCGTCTCAACGGTCTACGGCATGATCGCATTGCCAAGCATCTGGGCATTGAAGAGAAAGACGTGCAGCATTGCCTTGTGCTGGTTGACACCAAGCATGTCGCCGCCATGTTTGCTTGCACGCAGGATGAGTCCGGCAAGTGGTGCATACCGGACCAATTCAAAGACGCGTTGGTCGTGATCGATGAGGTGCACGAGTTCTATGTCAACGAGCGCAAACCGCTGGAACCAGCGGTAGAGAATTTCTGGGCTCTGCTTGGTCAGAACGGTGGCGATGCGGTCATCATGACGCAGTGGATCAATCGCTTGCACTCGGCGGTCAAGGCGCGCATCGAGAAGAAGAACACGTTCCAGAAGCTCACGGCGGTCGGCATGAAAAGCCGGTATCGCGTGACCTATTTCCACACGACTTCACCCGGCAAGTTCGAAAAGGTCGGCGGACAGACGCTCAAGTACGATCCCGCGATTTTTCCGCTTTATGACGGGTATGCCCCTGGTGCCGAGAATACCGAGGTTTACGAAGAGGGCGGTAAAAACGTCTGGGCCGCGATGGCCGTGCGTGCCGTGATTTTTCTGGTCGTTGGCGGCGTTGGGCTGTATTTCTTCGCGAGCTATTTCAACAAGGGCAAGCAGCCGCCGCATGCTGCTGCTGGTCCGTCATCGACGCCAGCGGTCGGGCAGGTGTTCAAACCCGGTGAGTTGGTGTCTGCACCAGGGCAGGGGTTGCCTAATCCCGTTGCTGATCCGCTCGCCGATCTCAGTACTGAGCAGCGCTATGTGATCCAGCTTGCAGAGAAAGGCCGTATTCGCGTTGCTGCCGTTGCGCAAGTGGATGGTCGCTATCGCGCCTGGGTGCAGTGGATCGATACCTCCAACATCGTGTTGGAGCAGCTCGACTTGGCGCAATTGCAGGCACTTGGGTTTGAAGCCAGCGTGCAGCCTTACGGTGTGCGGTTGGTGGCCGGCAAGCACACCGTTGTTGCCACTGCATGGCCGTGGCACGAGCCAGTGCGCGAGCAGGACCCACGGCTCTATAACACCTCGGCGGATGGCAAGAGCGATGGCGCTGCTGGCGTTGCGACCGCAGGGAGTGACGCCGGCGGCGCTGATCGCGATCACGAGCGTGGTGGCGTGATTGGGCGTGTTCCGCGCAGCCAGGGCACGTTCCCTGAGTCCCCCGGTTATCAGGTGCAGAGCTACACGTCTCCAACCACGTTGGATATGTGA